ACAGCATAATGAAAATTATATACTGAACCACTAGCAATTGAAGCAGTTTCAAATACAATCCAAAAATCTAGTTGATAAACACCACTTTGGACAATAGTAAACTGACCATTTGCTGCGGATGGTGTAATGTTTTGATACCCATTGGCTGTCCATGCGCCAGTAGGATTTAATTTAGCTAATGCACTAGCAGCAGCTAAAGTTTGAGATGTACTACTATTTGAAATGTATAAGTCACCATATGCGTGACCTGCTACATATTGCCATTCACCACTACCACTTCCATTAGCTACATATACTTTACCTGAAGCGGCTGAAGCAACTCCTTTTGGTTCATGTAGTTGACTATCTGGTAATGCACTATGTTGCACTTGTGCCATTTAATTCTCCAAAAGGGAAAAGGGAAGAACCCCGTTATGCAGGGAACTCCCCTTATTTAGTTACTTATAGGTAACGAACTACAACAGTAGCGTCACCAGCAGTGAATGTGCCAGTGAAAGCAATGTCTAGAGTATCAGCAGAAGCGTATACTTTGCCTAGACCACGGTTAGAAGCGGCATCACCAATAGCGTACGCACCAGCAGCACGAATAGTAGCACCAGCAGTTAGGTTAGCAGTAGCACCTTGAGTAGCTGAAATCCAGCCATCAGGATCAGTACCGTCACCTAGCTGTACATCAGTACCGCCTACCCATGCAGTGCCTACTTTTAGAACTACATCTAGAACTACAGCACCTGCTGGAATAGCTACAGTAGCACCAGAAGATTGATAAGTAATTGCTAGGTGAGCTTCTTTAACAGCACCGTCAGTTTCATATACGCCAGCGACATTACGCTCAGGATAGTTGGGGCCGAAACCAACAACTAAACCGTCAGCGTTAGTCCAAGTAGATTTACGAGTCATTTTAAATTCCTTTCAACTTAGATAGTGGACTTAGAGATAACGCTTACTAGGCACTCAGGGCGATATAGCTTGAGACCAAAACGAGCATTCATCACGTATTCGTCACGACGCATATCTTTATTGCGATCGTATTCAACACGAGGCATTTGGCGATAAGCACCGACGAAAGGAGTTAGATCACCACCAACAGACATGAAGATGTTGGTAACAGGAGATGCAGGAGTATTAACGCCACCAATAGCAGTGTCAGTAGGTGTAGCTAGGAAGTTAGAAACATAAACGTCAAAGCCGAAAATGTTCTTAACGAAACGCATACCAGTTACATCACTTACAAAACCACCGTTAACAATACCGCCGAAAGCAGGGTTGTTAGTGAAAGCTTGTGCGCCAACTAGTTGGTTAAACACATACTCTTGTGAGGGATCAATAATAGCTACACGGCTACCACCAGCGTTAGCTTTATCTAGAGCATACTTAGCCTTAGCAAAGTCATCTAGAGATAGTACGGTGTTAGTAGAGCCAGAAGCGATAAAGCGATGAGCAGCACCGTTGATGGTGTTTGCATCGTTAACAGTTTGTGTGTTAGCCAAAGAGAACACTGAACCTTCTAAGTTCTCATCAAGAGCACGACGCATCTTGGTTGGGAACATACCGATTAGTTGCTGAGCATAATAGCTATCTTGCTTAGCTTTATCGGTGATGTAGGTAGCAGCCTCTACATAACGGTCAATAGTGAAGTTGAATTCACCAGTGTCAATGCTGTCATAAACCACAGGGGTTAGTTCAGCAGTTTCACGCATTGGTAGTTCACCAACTGAAGGGATGGTAAACTGATTACCATCAGGGAAGCCACTTAGCATGCGAACATACTTAGTGCCCATTAGTTGTTCTTGTAGAACATCTTTTAGTTCAGCAGACCAGAGTTCTGCACGAACTAGGTTTTCATTAACCTTAGTATAATCCATTCCAGACATTTAATTCTCCTTAAGCCCCAAAGTAAAGGGACGGGTTTTTAGAAACAGTTTGTTGTAACTTATATTGGAAATCTTGTGACCAGTATAGTGAAGGATTCTCTTTGCGAACATGTGCTGCCCACTCTTTAGTCCCTTCAATTTTACTACGATCACCTCCAGTAGAAGCTACAGAAGTGGTATTAAATGAGGAAGTATCCATATTATTAGCAGGCATAGGAACACCAGCAAATAAAGATACAAACTCATCCGGATCATTAGCAGCTAGTTCCATAAGAATCTTGGCTTTTTCTGGTGTAGCAGCACGCTGCTTAAATACATCCATTGCTTTTTCACCGAATTTCTGTTTCATCAGAGCATCAGCTTTAAGTAAATTGCCAGTCTTAGTTTCTTGCTGTTTACGACCCTCTAACGTCTTCTCTACAAGCTGTTGCACAACATCAGGGGTAATACCCTGGACAGGAGGATTGTCGGCCTCTGGTGTGCCTTCTTGCTTCGACATACGCTCAAGAACTTCATCAATTGTTTTAGCAGAAGCTACTTGCTCACGCAGTTTACGGTTTTCCTCTTTCAAGGTTTCAATAAACTGGTCAGCATTTGAGTAGGCTTTAGCCAAATCATCTGCGGTCTTGTATTTTTGATTATCACCCACAAGTGCGGTGAACAAAGAGCTATCAGTTGTCGCTGAAGCAGTGGTAGTAGTTGTTGAGTCTTCACTACTAAAAATCGTAGCATCGGTCATGCTTTTCTCCTAAAAATTGACAGCCTTATAGTAGGCTTATGTAAAAACGTTACCCTTTTGCACTATCTGGTAACATTGAGATAATTAAATCGAATGCTTTAGACTGCCCTAAATTGTACGCTAATTTAGCATAGTGGTTAGGACAATCAAAATCATCTTTTTTAATATTATTAATATCTTCTTTTAATATTAGTAATGTTTTATATAAAGCTTCTAAAGTATAACTACTATTATTCCAAGCTTTAATAAATTCTTCATTACTACTATCTACAGGTTTATTATTAAGTAATAGTTTATTCATTGTTTATATGTATTTATATTAATAATATATTATATATAACTATTAGTTAATTATATATATATTATATATATATTACATCATTTGTTGTTCGTTGTCAACCCCCGAAGGCATTGGGCCTTCAGGACTCACTGCTGCCTCGGTTTGAATATCCTCGGCAACTTGATTCATAAGTCGTTGTGTTTCAGCTTGTTCAAATATCATTGCATTGTCTTGTACAATACGATAGTTTTGCCACCCTAGATTTTCTTCTAAAGCCTTTGCAATTGCCTTACCAGAGATGTGTGCAGCAATTGTTGGGATAGCTTGGACAGCAGCCATAGTTTGTGACAATTCTTGTACAAATCGAGCTTGGTCAGCAAAGTGACGAGCACCGATAGGATAAAGCTTACCAGAGGCCATTAAATCGTCCTTGGTGACCTCAATAAAACTTTCTGTACCGTAGTCCTCATCTACTGATCTAATTCGCTCTACGCCCTCAAAATTACGGATAGCTTCACCTAGCATGCCATTGAGTAGTGGTTCTAGAATGTTACGTTCAAACCAACTAACTTTAGATTGAAAAATACGACCAGCAGCATTCTCTAAACTTTGTACTTCATATTTAGTTTTTTCACCGGGAGTACGAATACCCATAGCTTGCTTAGGAGCACCAGCTAGTTCTTCCATACGGTTCATTAACTCATTAATCTGTAGGTCAGCTTGCAATGCTGTAGCATCAGGACGCATAAACTCTACATCACCCTCATCACCAACAAACACAGTGGCTCCGGGTTCATATTCAAACTCTTCTACAGTAGAACCTTTAACCTTCATTACAGGGTAAGCAATAAGATCAAATACGTCAGCTTTAAGATTTTCTAAGTGGTCAATGCGATATTGCATGCCAACTAATTGATCTAATGGGCCTTGTGCCCATAAATTATCAGTACGTAAACGCCATCCACAATGGTACATAGGTTTGCTACCTGTCCACATTGGATTAGGTTGTTTACGTAAAATCCACTTACGATCAATTACAGTGATGAGTTGATTACGTAGTAAACTCTTTGTATCTGGGTCATAAATATCTCCCCAGAATTCTAATAGTTCAACCATATCACTTTCAAGATATTCATCAGCACTACCAAAACCATCAATAGCCATGTTCAATTCTTTTTTAAACTCAGGATCGTCACGATAGTTTTGACGGAAACTCATGGCTTTATTAACTACTGCTTTGTTGTAGTTTAATGCTGGTTTAGTTTCAACATCAGTTAGTAAGTCACCAATGGACTTAAGCATACGACGAACTACAGGAGTTTTCTCAAAGGTTTCAGCTAATGGATTAAACACTAGGTCAGTAGGATTGATCCTATAAGCTTTAGGGCCAATATAACGCTGTACTACATTACCTGTATTATCACTAATAACATCTCTTACATAGTCATAAGTGGCAACTACGTTGCCAAAATCAATGTAATCATAAACAAGTTGAGAAACAAGAAGTTGAAAATTAGAAGCTTTTAGCTTCTGTTTCATGTAGTTTGTAATGGCATAACGCTTCTTAGCCAACTCTTTATTCTTATCTGTTGACTCCCAGAAGAACCAATTCTCAGAAGGAAATAACGCAGCCATATAATTGGCATGCAAATTATCTCTAATTTGAGTTAGTTTAGGCGTAACTGTGGAATTCTTCCAAGGCAGTTTACTATTGCTAGTTTTACGTGTATCAGTAGCAAACAGATAATTACGTAGTTCTTGTTGGTCACTTTTCCACACAGAACGTGCTTGATCCCAACGTGTCCACATATCAGCAATTTTATTTGCTAACATGTCATCATTAAAACTTACTTGTACATTTTCGTTCATAATTTCCTCTTAGTAGGCTACGCCACCAAACTTACTGTTGAAAGCTACCACGTTAGATTTTTTATTACCCCACATACGTGATGTAATGGGGGCTTTACAAATCTCTACACAAGCCGCTAATGCGTCTTTAACGTCATCATGTTCAGGATTGTTCATAATGAGTTCTTCTTCTAGAATCTGGCAATTACCACCTTTGTAGTGCCAAATCTGATTATTATTATATCGTGGTTCTAAAATAGCTGCAATACGCTCATTCTTGCTCATATTACGTGGTGGATTATATTCATCAATTGTAAATACAATATTTTGTCCACGCATATATTCTTTAAACTGCTGTACAATGAGTCGCTGTGCTGCCACTACTTCACAACGCATACGTTTAAAACGCCATTTACGATAGACAGTTTCTGCTTTTTCATACATAACACTAATTTTATTTGTTTTAAATCTATCAATATCTAAAACATAATAATTATTATTATCATCTATTCCTACAACAGCAATAACTGTATAATCAGAGTGATTAGTAACAGAATAAGCAAAGTCCATAGCTGCATAAACATGTAAAAGTTTATCGCCAAGATACCAACTGCCGCTAAAATTCTCTATCTTATCTCTTTCATAATAGTTAAAACGACTTCTGTCAATAAGTTGTGTTTCAACTGCGTTAGGGTTGTTATAGTATTGAGCATAGAATTGTGTTACATCTAAATACTTTGCTTTCTTACGGGCTAACTCTTTAGCATCAAATCCAAACGTTTTACCGTCAGTTCGACGTTGTTTAGGCCATAAAAACTCACCATTGCTTTCTACAACACGTTCAAACACTTCGTACACTTCATTCTCAATTTCCTCATCAGTATCATCATCAAAGAAAATCTCAGTCATTTCCATCATATCTTTGTATAGATCACCGGGATGGTAACGAGTACCTACTGCCCATTCTCTTGCACCTGTAGATTCAATGGACGATAATTGAGAATAAAATGCACGTACTTGATCTCGACCAAGTTGTGTGTATGCATTATCTGGAACAACAACGTCATCCAGCACTGCTACGTTACAATGTAAACCAGTTACGTTAGCTGTAATACCTGCTGCTTTAACAGTGGCATCTCGAACACCCTCTGCTTTACGCTTAGGATGATCAACACTAATTTCATCTACGCTCCAACGCTCACGTTTGCCCTCATTCTCATTAACCATTTCAGGCCAATAAAAACGATAGATGTCAGAAAGCAATATATCTTTTACTGCTTTTAATTGTTTTTCAGCTAAATTAGCAGTAGCAGACACATACAAAACAGTTGTTTCAGGATGCTTAGTAATCCACCAAGCTACCCTATATGCAATCATAGCTGATTTTTGATGATCGCGGGGTAGCAATACAAGTTGATTATCTTTAGCATCTTCTCTATTCCACCATGAACATAAATCTTCATGTACCGCACCTAACATACGATGCGGAGCTACTAGTCTGATAAACGTGAGTAAGTCTGCCTCTGCCGCTTGTTTTACTAGTTCTTTTTCAGTCATTACCATTTAACCTTATCTGCCCAATATGCAGCACTCATTTTGCCTTTGGCAATATTTGATGCATGTCGAGCTTTAAAAGATTCTCTGCGCTTACGATAGCTTTCAGATTCACCTTCTTTTTTTGGACTCCCTGATACGCCTTGTTGTCCAAATCGAATTGTTTTAACTTTATCGCCTTCTTTAGCTACAACTACATGTGATTTTGTAGGATGGCTAGGTGTACGTTTTGGCTTATTAAAACCACTAACACCTGCTCGTTCTAGTCGTGGGTCTTTAGCCATTTCGTTTCTTCCTTTTAGCTTCTTTGTCTAAGTTTGTTTTTGCAGATACAACACGTGTATTACCTTTGTTGTTACTACCGCCAGAAGATAAAGGCATCTTATGGTCAACGTGTTTACCGTCTCCTTTACTAACTTTACCATCACGTTCTGCACGTCTACGCGCAGTATTTCTTTTAGCACGATTTTTAGCGTTTTTATCGTCGTTTGCTTTTTGTTTACTATAATCGCGCTTACCATTTGTCATATAAGGCATTATGTATACTCCTGCAATAAAAAGTCATTTGTTTCAGTTAATAAATCATCA